CTTTACGCCCTTCAGCTAATGCTTGAGACTTACGAGTATAGTCAGATTGTCTTTGATATCCAGCTTTAAGTTCTTCAAGGTTTACATCGTATTCTTCCCCATCTACTTTGATAGTATATACAGGGTCTGCAACTTCTTCCTCTTCCTCTCCGCTTTCTTCTTCTTCCTCTACTTCCTCAGTGGCTTCCTCTTCCGAGACCTCGTTGGTTTCAACTTCATCTTCCTCTGTTGTTTCCTCAGCTGCTACTTCCTCGTTCTCGGTAGCTGCTTCGGTTTCCTCGCCTGTAGGTTGGTCATCTTGTGATTCCCACATATTAAGGATTGTGTTTGCCGCCTCTTCTGACGACCCTTCTTTGGCTTTACTAAAAGCCTGTGCAACTGCTTGGTTATTCTCTGCAGAATCCATAGTTATCTCCCTTGTTTTTAATTTGTATTAATAGAATTCTTCCTGTCCTTCAGCCAGCTTACCAGTATTAAGTACAGATTTAATATGTTCATCAATTAAACCTAGACTCTTTATAGTAATATAAATTCTATCTCTTTCATCTTCCTCACTGATTTTAGTTTGTAGTAACATTTCAATCAGTTGTTCTTTTGTTTCCTCAAAAGCTTTCTTGTATAAAGGGTCATTAACAAATCTACTTGCATCTTGACCTCTCTGTATATCCTTCCCTTTCTTTCCCATCCCTACTCACTCCGTTTATTATGTTGGACCAATAGCCACTGGTCTACCTTGCTCCCTTTCTAGTATTAACTCTTGTTGTTTAAGAGCCAAGTCTGCTTTCTTAATCTCTAGCTCCTGTGCTTTGATTTGCATATTCACTTGAGCTTCTTGTGCTTTTAACTCTAATTCTTGCTGAGCTATCTGAGCATCAATCTCCATCTCTTTCTGTCTAAGAGCACTCTCTGTCTGCATCTTCTGCATCTTTAACTTGAGTTCCTCTGCCTTAAGTTGCATCTCTGCTTGCTTAGCTTGTTCTTCTGGACCAGGACCTTGTTGTGGTAAATCACCATCACCAGGGTCTGTAATGAAGTCCTCTACGTTCTTCATACCCATAGCTCTAATCTGTTCAGCAATAAGATTATATACATTCTTAGGCTTAATCATCATACCTGCAGCAGGGTGACCAGCAACCATCTGAATAGTCTGAGCTAGTTGACCTAAGTGCATTAGGTTCATATCCTTGTTACCGAAGCCTAGACCTACCTGTGCGGTACAATCCATCTTCTCTTTCCACTCACTAGGATATAATGTAATCCATTTATTATTCAGTCTGACAATCTTCTCAGGAGACTCAAACTTCTGTACTAATTGGTAGACACTGTTGGCGAGGTCCTTCATACCTGTCTCAGCAAATACCCTAGCAATCAATTCAATCTTCTGTTGTGCAGCCGTCATTACTTGGGCTACACCAGTAGCGGTTTGGTGTGACTTTAAGCCACCGTCTCCAATACCCATACTGTTCTTATTAACACCAGTCCTCTCTTCTCTGATACTGTCTAAATAACCCAGCATATTAAAGGAGTTCTGGTCTAGCTGTGGAGTAGCTAGTGGTGTCACAGCACCTGGGGTACGTACTCTTACAATACCTCCAGGTCTGCTGGTCATAAGGTCATCCAAGTTGACTTGACCCTCGACTACTTCATAACGCCCATTATTTGTTAGGTACATATTGTCTAACAAGTTACGCATTAAGGTAGTCTTAATTAGTTGAAGGTCAGAGATTAAGTCATAAATACTCAAACCATAAAACTTATGAGGCATTGGAACAGGTGTAAGGGAGGAGAAGGGAACACTGTCCACAGCCTCATTATCTAATAGTTCATCTCCGACCTTCGTTATCTTTCTTAATTCGTCTATACCATCGTTGTCGAAGTCTACCTTGATATAGCATTCAGTTACCCAAACACCATCATCAATATCACCATTAGGATAACTAGAGTCACCATCATAATCAAATCTGGCTAATCTCTCAGACTTCCATTCAGCTTCTTGTGCAGAGAATGCTCTCTCCAACTTGGCTTTAGGATAGCCTGCAGACAATAACTCAGACTTAGTTTTCTTAACTCTATGTCCTACAAAGCGTGCATCTTCGATTCCCTTTGCGTATTTATTAATCAGGAATTCTTCTGGTGGTACAGGTTCAATACAAACCTGACCACTCTCATCAGTTCTTTTAATTACTACATCGTGGAGAATAGGTTGTGGCATATTGCCCATCATAACCTCTTCTTCAGTTAATTCTCCATTAGCAGTGTGTTCAATAATCTCTACATCATCATCAATCAGTAGGGCAGTAAACTCTTCTTCTGTGAGGTTCTTATATTCCTCTCTAGTAATCTTAGTAGTGTCATCCCAGAAGTGTTTGACAATACCATTCTTCTGCAATAAAGCATCTTTGAACCAACTGTAAATTATGCTGAACCCAGGGTTCTGTTTCATAATTACATAATTAGTATAGTCAGTAGCTTGCTCAGCCATCTCTACATCTTCAGGACCTTGAGGTTCAAACTTAACTATCTTATCACCACCTGTGAATATCTTCATCAGGCTAGGCATAATCCATTCGATTACATCAGCAACATCTCGTGTGACAATTTGAGAACGACCTTCTTGTTCATTACCATACTTCTTACCATAGTATCTATCCATAGCATCAGTACGCTGACGAGTCAGTTTGCCGTCACCATAGCCAAGAGAACCTTGAATCTCTTGTTCTACGTGGGCGGCTAGTTCTCTCTTGGTCATCTTCATATTTACTGTTTGCCTTTATTTGGTGTCATACCTTTAATTGGTGCTTTAGCTACCGCTCTTAGCAATTCCTTAAGCTCTTTGATATCTTCTGACATCTCAATAATCTTATTCTCTAACCACTTTGGATTCATTCCCTTCTCCTATTCATTACACTCATACTACCCAACTTAAATCCTGCTTAGGTAATTCCTTACTCCAAGCAGAATCGTTCCCTGTGAACACCACCTCTGTATTACATAAATATCTGAAACTGTCACTTGCGTGTGAAGTCCAGTCGTGTACTGGCTTCTGTGACCAAATCTTCTTCTTATCATTATAGCTGCTACGGTATTGCAGTAATGCATCTATACCTTTCTGACAAGTAACCTCATTAAACCAACACCTATTCAACGTAGTTCTGACAGTATCAATACCATCCATAATACGTAGCTTAGGTGCTACTTGGAATTCAATACCTAAGCTATATGCTAGGTCCTTCCTGCTCTTACCTGTGGAAAACTCTCTAACTACAATATCGTGAGGTGCAATATGTGCACCATAATTATAACCTTTCTGATTTAATAAATCAATATAGTGAGGTAGTCCCTCACCAGAGTTCTCATAGTAATCAATTAAGTTAATAGCCTTGCCATCATATTGGGCAAACCATATACTGGTGCTATCAGAAATACCTAAATCCCAGGCTGTAATAACTTGCTTACTAGGGTCATAAGGTACTTTACCTATACGTTCCTCATCATAAGCAGCTTCCATCTCTTTAGCATAATACGCACCTCTCAGTGCTGCAGACCAACTACATTCATACTCTTGTTCAAACTCAGACTCAGCCATATCTTGCTGAGCCATCTCTAATTCTTCATCATCTAATATACCAGTCTCACTGGCTTTGAATAAGAACCTCTTCCACCCCTTCTTTTCTACTGCTGTGTGGTAGATATCATAGAATTCATTCTTACCCTTAGGCGTACCAATAAAGATACCCCAACCTTTCCTGTCTGACAGTGCAGGTCTGATAACCTCTGAGTACATCTTAGGGTTCATCTGGGCATATTCATCTAAGATGACACCATCCAGATAGATACCCCTGAGTGTGTCTGGATTATCAGCACCATATAGCTGTATCCTAGCACCCATAAAGTCAGCCCTTAGCTCAGCCTCATTAAACTTAACATCAGGGAAATCATACAACAATCTCTTTAATTCATCCCAAGCTACTGTCTTAGCCTGCTTAAATAAGGGGGCTAAGTATGCATATCTTGGTGCTTTCTTACCTAGTTGTAGGTCTTGTATGGCTGACTTAATCATCTGATTAATAGCAAACACAGTCTTACCAAATCTTCTATGGCAGACAACTACATTAAATCTAGCTAACTCGTTGTGCAGTTTAGCTTGCAGTACCCTAGGTGTATAGGGTATTACAATACCTTTCCTCTTCCCTTCTTCCATTACTAATATTTACTTTTAACTTTCTTGCCTTTTTTCTTTGCGTATGCTTTAGCCTTAGCCTTACCTTTACTGGTGTACGCAAACTTCTTATTACCTACTTTTGGCATATTAACTCCTGATGCACACCTTGTACATATTAATGAATATTAACTTCTTCCCTTCTATTAGCATCTGCAATATCATCTTCATCCTCAGACCAGCTAATATCAAAGTTCCTGTCTTCGTGGACAATATGTTGCTTAGGTGTCCAGCCTCCCTGTGTCTTAAGCCAGAAGGTAGTCATACTGGCAGAGTCACCTGACATAGCCATCTCATAAGCCACACCTGCTACCCTTGCGGTACGATTCTCTCTTGCTGTCTCTAAAGTATGTTTATAATATTTAGTACCTTGCTTCCTTCTTGCTTTCTTACCTTTAGCAGACCTAATCTCTTTTGACAAATGATTAGCAGGTCTACCTACCTGTCTCTCTACCTTAATAACAACATCACTAGGAACTTTGCCAGTCTTAGAAGAAGCAGCATACTTAGCCTTTTCTTTAACTTCGTCAGGTACTTTACTTAGACTTGACTTCTCAGACTTAATGGTTGACATAATTATTTCTCATAATATTATTTATATAAAGAGTATTATACCATAAAACACC